CAAGCTGCCAAGTCCACGTACCTTCTTCGCCGGTATGTTGATGTCGCGTCAGAACCTGCACGGCGAGGTGGGTGTCTTCCCAATCCGGCCGCATATCGAACACTTCGGACATAACAATTCCAAGTCTGCGGTCGTTGCAGTCGGCGCAGTATCTTACCAAGTCACCGATTTTCATAGGACACAATTTCTGATTCATCAACAAAATTAAGGACTTCCCCGCTCGCAAGCAAAAGAATTCTATACTCTCGCGACTGACTAAAATTGAAATTATCTACCCCAAGAATCGTGCCAAATTGCCCCTGTCGTTCTTCATGGTATCCCATGCGAAACCGGACGGTTTGACCCTGCCGAAGTAGCTCATGTGCGGTGACTGAATAACCCTTCAAGTATTGCTCGTTCACTTTGTTTCCTCCGCTGAACTGACGAGCCGCTCGCCAATCTTCATACCATTAGTATAGCAAGAAACCCGCAGAACGTCAACACTAATTTATAATTTTTTGCCATCGGGAAAAAACTTTTGACTCCTGGAGATCCTCGGGATTTCTCGGCAGCCTCGACCTAGTAATGCGGGGCGATGCGAACTCGGGGTCTTCTTTCTTCAGTGCCACGACTCTTCGTCTCAATTCGTGAAAGTCAAGTTCTTCTTCCCCAGCCTCACGCGCCATAATCTTTTGTTTTATCATTTCTTTCACGTAATCATCGGGGTCTGTCTTTTCTAGTATTTCTTCTAGCGTAGAGGTGGCAACCGTAGGATTCCAGGCAATCTTTTTCCACACGGGCAGGAAGAATTCTTTGAGGCGGTGAAACTGACGCGGCGAGACGTTTGCATACCAGTCGGAGTCTCCTTTATTGTGCTCTGAACCGCGAAGGGATCGGTCCCAATTTTCGTGGGCTTCCTGATAATTCCCCCATGTCTTTTCCCACAATTCTTGCGCGAATTCCGGAGATACTTCGCGTTTGGCGAGGACGCCTTTAAGGCTAACAGCATAGCTATTTAGCCCTTGCACACCGCCTAGGTAATCTTTCGCGGAAATATCTAGATGCATCAACTTTCTTAATGTTTCCTCGGAAGCGTTTGGGTGGTCCGCTATCTTCATGTAGTCTCCGTACTCCATTTCCTCGCTATCGAGTAGTTCATCTAAAACCTCGGGATGGGTTGAAGGATCTTTTATTTTAAATTTTCTATCATGCTTACGCAGAATTGAATACTTCTCGGGTGCTTCTGTCCGCATGAGCATATTATGAAGGCGGGAAGCGATCCGGTGCGGCAGCGGGCGATCATTGTCGTCCATGAACTGACCAGATCCATAATGAAATTGCATGCGCTGCTGATAGCGAAAGCCGAGAGGGGCATCCGGGATTTCTTCTCTTTGCTCAAAGTAAAACAGCGGATCGTCTTCTTCGTAGTACTCAGCGAAGTAATCTAACCCAGGCGCTGCCGTGCACCAGTCGGTGCCCTTCCCCAATTCGCATGCTGCTCCCTTGTTGTGGAGCGCAGCAATAAACCAATCCTCGTCGTCTCGGAAGACCTCGGTGCCTTCCTCGACATTAGCATAGCTCTGCTTTTCTTGATAATCGCGAATGTCATCGCGAGCGTCGAGAACCACTTGAGCCAGTTCACCGATGCCTCCAATCTGATTAAGGTCTGGCTTCTCCATAAGGTGCTTGTAATTAAAATACATATGAAGATCTTCCATAATCGACTCATCATCTTCGGCGTAGTCGTGCACAACCTTTTTCATCATGCGCGGCTGCGTTCGCATTAAACGTAGCAACCACAAGAGCGCCAGGGCCTGATTAGATTTGTCGCGACGAGTGCGGTCTGTCTCAATGTCCTCGGGGATCATATCCCAAATCCAGCCTTTGAGGCTGTCGTGCATGGTGGACACCATGAGGTCTAGTTTGTCGGGGAGTATATTATATCCCTCGTCGTCAAAAATATCTTTCCACTCCCATGGGTTTGACTGTGCATAATTTATGGCGTATTGCTTAATAGCTTTGCGCAGTTTTTTGGAGTCAAGGCTTTCTTTTGCTTTCTCCAGAGAGACTTCGTTTAAAAGTTGTTTCACTTCAACGACCTGGTGAGAAAGTTTTATTGTGATTTTGCTTACCATAGCTTTATCCCAGACGCCTCATAATTACATCAGGCCGGCCATAGCGATAACTGTTATATTTTAAGTTGGGATTTATTTCTAATGAAAAATTATCTTCCGCCTGTACTTTCACTTCCTCGTTTGGAAGATCGTTGGGATCGTCATGTATCATTTCATCGAGCGCTTCGGCATAAACACTGGTTTCGGAATTCAAAACATTTACTGGTTCATAATTCCATGTTGCAGGTTTATATTGTTCGCTCCACTGATAAATTTCATATACGTCGATAAACCCATGTTTTCTGTACAGGCCACTCAAAAAACCATCAAAGTGGTCCAAGCGACCACCTCCAACTTCTTTTGCCTTTCGCATGAATTCATTACCAAGACCTCGCAAATCGGAATTATTATGAACACTTACTATGTCATCTCCATCTTTAATTGCGAAGCCTGCGCTTTGATCTTCTAATAAATAAAGATCCATTCGGCCCAGTTCATCAATAGAATAATAAGTTAAAAAGCCAGAACGCTTGCCTTTATACAGCGACTCAGCAAATCTTTCGACCACTTCGGCATTTGGGTTTTCCGCCAAGCTGACGATATAATTTAATCCGGCGGCGATCTCTTCGTTTAAATTTTCTTCATCTTGAAAAACAGAAAGAGCTAGCATCGAATTGATAGCAATTTCAGTTAACTCGTTGCTTATTTCCGCTTCTGATTCTGTGAGATAAGAGCGCCAGCCCTCAAAAAGTTTGTGCATACTATAATTAGTATGCACCCGGGTAAAGAGAAAGGTGATAGGGCCCAACCAACCTATCAATCCACCCGCGCCTGCGGGGTAACTTCATTTTCCTTCTTTTATTTGATTTCAATCTTTCTAATTAGTGTCTCGGTCTGTGTTGGCTGCAATTTTGGAATCGCTAGAGTTAGAACGCCATTTTCATATGCAGCCGTAATTGCACTTTCGTCAAGATTTTCACCAAGTTGGAAGGAACGCGCAAAAGCAGAACGCTTCACTTCGCGTCTGGCATACTGCGAATCTTCAACGTCGGTCCGCTGATTACTTTCGCCTCGAATTGTTAACACTCCGTCGGTTACTTCAACGTCCACATTCTCTTTGGTCAAGCCGGGGATTGCTGCTTCAATCTCTAGACGATCATCGAATGTAAGAACATTCACTTTGGGATAAGTGCCCTGTAAAAAGAAGTCCTGTCCAAATTCTTTGTGGATATCGGGGAAAAAATCCCCCCACATAGAATTGATTAGTTCATCAAATGGGCTAAAGAGTTCCCGCTTAGAAATTGTGCGTGCGGGGAACGCACTTCTACGAATTATACTTGTCATTTTCTTTTTCTCCTTCATCTAATGTTAGTACAAAGTTACAGACAGTCACATAGATCTGCCTATACTATAAATATAATCATCTTTCTAAAAGAGTCAAATTAAATCTCTGATTATAGACTTTCTCGTTTTTTCCATCGGTAACGCCACGCATCCTCACACTTCCCTAGGTGGTTCAAGTGATGAATGCAATCAGTGTTTTTGTTGCTAATGTTTCGACACCTGCGCAGCTCTGACCCGGGGCACTTCATCAAAATTTTTTCAAGAATCTTCAGAAGAGTTCTTTTCAGCTTCTTCCTTGATTTCTTGAAGGCGCCTCTGAATGTATGGATGGATAGGTTGTTGCTCATTATAGTAATTAGTCGATGTGCCAGCAGCCATCTCTTTAATACGCCTGGAAGTGTAGCTTAGAACTTCTGGATTTAATTGAATGATCCCGTTGCTTATCCTATGTTTCATTTTTGTTCCCCTGTTCAAATGTTTTTAAGTAATCGGAGTGAATGCGGTAGTCTTCACCATCAAGCCCAAGCACATTCCAAACATCCGCCTCTATGGCAGATATCATCGAAATGAGGAGCCCTGCTCTAAAATTTGGGCCCTCTTCTGTGCGAATTTCGTATTCCACCAAATCGCCGATCTTAAGTTCGTTACTCAAGCTTGTTCACTCAATTTATTTTGTGGCGTCGATCTACGAAATTTATCATATTCTCTGTTCAACTCCACACTCTTATAATACATGTTTTTTTTCGAAAGGTCAAGCAATTATTCATTTTCTCCGAACTTTTCTTGATCGCCGTCGTCATATGTTATAATCGTGAGATTCGAGGGGTGAGGATCAATATGGACTTTTACAAAATCTGACATTGAATCAAAAATAGCTATGCCGCCTCGGGGAGGAGGATATAGCCAATGCACCATACATTGCCCTGTGGCAAGTGTGACTCCTTCAATTACAACTCCCTCGCCGGATACGCCCGTTTCATCATGGCGCCTCGCCACCGTGAAAGTACGAATCCCTTGAGGAGCCAATTTAGGAAGCGGTTTGGGCTTCAAATCGGCTTCAGTGGCGGCATCCTGTACCTCGTCCGGATTTTTCCCTTCGATACTTTTTTCACTCTGTTGCATATGTAACCGCCAATTCATAAATTTCTCTTATCCCGGGAACCACATCATAAATAGATAGTTCCTCGCCATGTACCCATTTCCAGTCCGTATGCTCCCAATCAATTTTTAATTCACCCGAATACGTATTGGAAAAATATATTGCTACTTTTTCATCTACCGATAACAATCGAAGCTTTTCAACCATAAGGCCTGTCTCTTCCTGCGTTTCACGAATAGCGGCGGAAGAAGGAAGCTCATCTTTTTCTATTTTGCCGCCCGGGAGGCCCCATTTTTCTGGCATCCACACGCTTACAGCAGCCCTCTTTAGAAGCAAGAGGCGCCTATTTTTATCAAAGAGCATCACTCCCGCTCCCTTCGGCATTACTTCTTTTTTCATTTTACTGTTCCGTCACCGACATACTCGAATCATACGCTTTTCTTATTATATCATAAAGTATCTTCATATGTCCACTCCTTCTTAAAACTTTAAACGCTAAATTTTCAACCGAAAAAACTCCGCCCGTTTCCAGACCGGATCGTCTCATTTTTTTTAGTTTGTTTTTTAATTTAGCGCCATGTCTTTGAACAGATGCGTAGTCTCCCCGGTCGTGCGTATTTTTTAATTTTACAATTTCTCTCATTAAGGCGCCAGCTTTTTTACTAACATTTAATTCATCCACTTCTGGCTCTCTGCGTCTAGGCCTTACAAGCCACTCGTCTCTCATCAGCGAGTACACTCCAGTTGAAGTGTGGGACTCTTGTTCGTCTTGGATATAAAGTTCAACTTCGTAACCCTTAATACGAATATCGTGCACTTTGTTCCAATTGGATCGAATTGCATCAAAAAACTTTTTTACGAGCTCAGTATTTTCGTCAACTTCCGAAAAATTAATAAGGAGATGAAGATCAATATCGGAATATTTTGACCAATTGTAGTTAGCCAAAGAGCCGGTAATAATTACATCTTTTAATTGAGCGCCGGCAATGTCCAGCCTATTCATAAAATCTTCTACTATTAACATCAGACGATCTTTAATCTCTGGGCGTGGTGCAACATCTCCAACCCACAGGTCTTGATTTAATTCAGGCTGTACGTCAAATGCAAAGAGTGTATCTACTTTGGGACGAATTGTTATTTTCAAAATATTATTCTCCCATAGGAGGTGCAGATTTAGATCGTTTATAAGAAGGTCTGCTCACGTAGGGGGGCGTATTTTTTTGGCCCCCCTTCCCAATAAGCCTTCTTTTCTTTCTAGAATGGCCTTTAGCATACTGTGGCAATGTCCCGGGAGTGATTTCTGTTTCTTCTAGTTCGGTGACCTTGGGGATGTCGTATTTTATAATTTTTACTCCCCGCAGTACCTGAATTTTTTGTAAAATAGCTTTTGCTACAACACGTGGGGTGTTGCCGCGCGAGGGTTGTCGACAGTGAATTTTAAGGGTAGTGAGTATTCTTACTCCAACGTCTCGCTGGATTCCTCGGGGGGGATCTACGGGAGCAACGGTGAGGACTTCGGGCAGCGCACGAATATCATTTTTAGTTTGCTCCCGATTCCCTCCCGTATCTTTACTAATGGAAAGAAGCACGAATATGTTGAACGTCTCTTGAAAATAAGACGGATCAGCTTCGTTAATAAATCTTTTCCATCCCTCGAACAGCTTCTTCATTAAATGTTGTCCTCGTCAGTAAATAGTTCTAAGGTTTTATCAACGTCTAATAAATATAAGATACACACTACGCCTCTCCGCGGGGCTTAATACTGCGCGCAATCACGTTGCTTAGCTCTTCCTGTAATACCTGATAACTTTCTTGCTCTTGTGCGCGCATTTCCTCTATAAATAACCATAGAGATTCGCGCTCATCTGAAATGTTCTCTAGTTCTGATAATTTTTTTTCGATGCTTTCAATCTTTTTATATAACGCATCTAATGAGAGTACCTTTTGGAACATCTTCCGGATTAAAGAGGACATTTATTAACTCCTGTCTGGTAATTATACCTGATTTTCGATTATAAATTAATTCTAGCAAACGTTTTTGTGCATTAAGAGAAATCGGAAAGGGATTATGTATGTAGTTGTCTTCTGCAACTTCAACCATTTCAAGGGCGCGCGGTGAGGGAGCATCCGTCGCCGACGGGTGCCATCTTTCCTTTAGCACGATCGCTTTGTCGTCCTTCATTTGATTTCTTCCTTTCATATTAAGTAGTTAGCTTCAAGCCGAATCGTCGTCGTCGCCTGCAGAGTCGTCGTCGTCGCCTGCATTGGGGAGGAAAGTATCTATTACGTATCCGATCTCCACCAAACTTCCTTCGGGGGGGAGCACGTCAAATTCCACCGTATTCGCGGCGCTGTTATAGGTCCAGTCCGTAAACTCAACAAAATCTATAAAAACAATTATAGTATCCGGGAGGGGAGCGTGAGTCAGTTCCCATTCCTCATAGGGCTGCACCTGAGTGGCGGCTTCCTGCACACCCGGGGCCCAATCGGGGGAGCAAATGTCTACCACGACTCCGCCGAAATGATTGGTCGCATCGATGTATCGATCTCCCACATAGTAGTTAGAGGGAGGCTGCGGGCAAACTGATTCAAGCCCGGGCACGTTTACGATGCTGGCCAAGAAAACGGATGGGCGTATATGGCCATACCAATTAATAAAGTCCTGCAGGCCGGCGTTCGTCGCAGCAAAGTCGCGACTGCTCTGTTCTTCTTCATCACTTACAAAAACCACAAGTAGCCCCGCATAGGGTCGAAGCCACGTTTGGTTATAAGTATTGTCCATGATGTAAGCATAAATCGCATCAAAGCCCGCCTCATACCCATGATTCCCCGTATTATTATAGGCGTTCCAGGCATCCTGAACCGTATCCCCCGGCACCAAAGGAAACTGTTGGGCATTCTGAGTGTTTGTCCACGACGTAGTAGTAATCCCTAGACGCCAACCCGACGGGGGCAGCGCATTCATCATGGCCTCGATGCCATCAACAACGGCCTGGGCGTGCTGCATCATCGATCCCGACTTATCAATCAACCAGACAATATCAATCCCATTCATCACATACGGCTGTTCAAATGAGTCGATCCAAACCTCCCCCCCCTCACCCGGCACCTCCACGGGCACCTCCACAATAACTTCTACTGGTACTTCGACAATAACTTCTACTGGTACTTCAACCTCAACAAGTTCTGGTTCATGTAGGCCATAAAGAGCGTAGTCCCCCTCAATACACGACGACAGCATTATCAGCAGAATGGCGCACAGAGGAATTAAACGTCTCATGTTATTAATCCGGCAGTCCCCCGCGCCTGGGTGCAGCGGCGCCAGGAAAGGATTTAAACACTTCTAATGGTGGTGCTGTCTTAACCCTGACCTCTACCACTTCTTCATTTAGTTTCCATATAGGCGCAACCCAAACAATGCTATTTAAAGGCAGGGGAATCATCCAGTCTCCAACGTCAATTGCTGAAACCACTCCTAGGAATTTTCCGTGCCTGTCTACCACTCCCGAACCAGACGACCCGAACCATCCAAACATGTTTATTATGATCATGTCGTGCTCAAAGCTGGCGACGGTGCCGCGGATCGTCAAAAGGCCATGGCGCCCCGGAAATCCCGTATAGCTCACCCCGGCGCCAATTAAATTTGATTTATTTTTTTTCGGGTGGTAGGGGAATGCGATCCTTGTTTCAAGGGGGGGAATCAAAATAATCGCTAAATCTGCCTTGTCGTCAGTATAGATTACCCGACCAATAAGGCGCTCTTCGTCGCGACCTTCGACGATCATCGTAGTATACCCCTCGACCACGTGGGCCGCCGTTATCACAACAAAGCGACCGTGCATCTTCATATAGGTCCCCGAGCCGTGACCATCTTCAAATGGGCGCAACACTTTAACTGCTGAATTGCGCGCTAGATTTTCGGGGAGGGAAAGATTCGCTGCCTCGAATGTACTGAGTACGTCGCCGACGACAGAAGATACGTCAAAAGTTTCTTGGGGGGCTGGGGAAGGGCTGGCCAGGTCAGAAAAGATATTGTTAGGCCCGCTGCAGCTAAACGTTAACGTCGCTGCCAGCATTATTATTATTTGGACCCAACGAGGCATTCAAAACCCTCCTATATTTAGCTACCCTTTCCTATTCTTTTTCACCATGTGCCACAACGGGATACAGCAGCTGCGATCTACCTACTAGCCCTTCCTGGGAGTATAACCCTACTAGTAACTATCAAGCAAACCTTGTTTGACGATATTTTTAGTGTGTTTTATTCAATATTTTTTGATTTAAGCCAAAAAATATCAGCCTTTCAGCAATTTATTTGGTATTCCGGTGCTATATATCTTTTCTGCAATAGTCGCAGGCGCGCCTACCACCGTGACGCTGGTTACACTGCTGCCGCTTCCAAAGTTAATTTTTGAAAATTCTTGTCGATCATCAAGACCGTCCGGAAGATATCCCTTTTGCAAATGGGTTTTCATTACCAAGTCTGGTCGAATTTGAAGTATGGAGGTGGGATTAATCCATACCTCGTCCATCTCAAAACGAGAGGAGGTGCGACGCTCCATAACATTAAAGTCTCTAATTTGCTTTACTTCAACAAATTTAATCATTAGTGTTTCCCTCTATTTTAAAAATACTCTGTATTGGTATTGACCATCTTTCTCCATGGCAGTAAACTTCTAAGTCGAGCAAATTTATATTAGAAACCACTACCCCAAGAGCAGGTGCATCACTAAGCATATACTTTTTGGCCACACGTGTGCCTGAGCTTGTATCGCCTTGATATTGTGTCAATCGCACAGAAGCCGGTACGTGCACCAACTCTCCAATTGAAAACTCTTTAGCTTGATGCATCATCCTCTTCTATAGTTGTCGAAATTGTATCTAGGCTCTCGCGCACCCAAACGCCGGGGCTTTTTGCATCTTCCTCGATATTGGTATTTTCCTGTGGAGTGTCCTCGGCAGCCTCCTCCGACGCATCTTCAAAAATTTCACTGGCCTGCCGCCTTAATCGTTCGGCCCTTTCATATTGTTCGTAGCCGTCGACTATCTCAGAAATTTCCTGCAAGCGCAAATCGAGTTTTGCCAGCGCTGTACGTAACTCTTCTGTTCTTTCGTGGAAGTGTGGGAGATTGAGCCTTGCTTCCTTTCCTAATATATCTCCAAGTTCTTCGTACTGCTCAATGCATTGTCGCAAAATGGGGCCCCGACTGGCCAGCATTGATGCCGCCTCTAGCAAAACATCTTCGATGTCTGATGTGTAGGTTAATTTAACCTTCATATTCTCTCCCAACTAGCCAAATTTTTAAAATATCGCGCTCCACAATGTAGCTGCTGTCAGCCCTATAATTGAAGTTGCCACAATCCATAAAATTCTTGTGTTGCTGTTTTTCCATGCTTCTAAATTATCAATTCTAGTGTCGAGTTCTCTCAATCTCGCGTATAGTCCGCTATCTGGATTATATACGGCTTCCTTAATTTTGGTCACATTGTCTGCCAACTCAATGTGTTTTGAAAGCAATATTTCTATTTTGTTAGAAAGCTCTGCAATTGCCACGCTTAGTTGGTTTTCATCTTCCGGCATCAATTCATCCTCCACGGCTACCTCTAACTAGTGTCATACTTCTACAATAGCGTGACTAGTTGTGATTAATGTGCCGGCAGCGGAAGCAGCGTTTTGGAGCGCGCTGCGGGTGACCTTGAGAGGATCAATAATTCCAACCACATACATATCTGCTAGAGTCCCTGTGCGAAAGTCGTAGCCGCAATTAAAATCTTCTGGCGCCACAAGACTCTCTACTATATCGGGCGACTCACCAGCGTTTATTGCCATGTGACGAAGGGGGGCGCCTAAAGATTTTTTAACTATTTCTGCACCAAGAATTTGATCGCCAGTAAAGTCTTTAGTTTCATCTAATTTTTGACCCAAGCGAAACAATGCAACGCCACCTCCTGGAAGCATCCCTTCCTCTTGGGCTGCTTTTACCGCCTCCAGGGCATCTTCTATTCGATGCTTTTTCTCAATCATTTCAACCTCGGTGGGCGCGCCGACGCGGATAATGCCCACCCCGCTAGCTAATTTTCTAATTCTTTGCTGAATTGTTTCGCATTGTTCTGGGGCATCAACTTGCTGTAACTCGCTTTTTAAGATACTAATTCTTTTATCGACCTCTTCAAAATCAGCCCCTCCGCCGCTTATAGTAGTTAAGGTTTTTGTTATATCAATTGTTTTACACTGACCAAAATCGCCAAGCTCGACCTGCTGTATTGTTTTGTTTGATCCCCGGGAAAAGTATGTCGCTCCTGTAGAAATCGCCAGATCGTCCAATAAGTTTTTCCTGGCTTCCCCATAAAATGGCGCCTTAACGGCTGCTATCTTCATGGTGCCTCGTGCAGTATTCATTATAAGAGCGGCCAGCGCTTGACCTTCGATCTCCTCGGCTACAATAACAAGCGATCGACCGTCGCGTGCTATTATCTCTAGCGCCGGTAAGATTTGGTCGACCGAATCAATCCTTTCATCGGTCACTAAAAGTAATGGATTGCTGTGTCTGACCGCCCCTCGTCGTTCATCATTAATGAAGGCGCTAGCTACGTAGCCAGCTGGCATGCGGAACCCCTCAAGCACGTCTAAAGACGTGTCAAGAGAGCGCGCCTCTTCGACCATAATTGCCCCATCTATACCAGCCTTATCAATTGCAGTAGCTACAAGCTTTCCAATGACGGGATCGTTGTTTGCAGAAACAGTTGCGATGTTTTCCACATCCTGCAGACTCGATACGGGAACTGCCGCGGCCTTCAGTCCTTCAACTACGATCTCAACAGCCTTGTCAATGCCACGTTTAAGTTCAATGGGAGATGCTCCTGCAATCAAATATCTCTGTGCTTGAGAGAAAATCTCACTAGCGAGAATCGTTGCAGTTGTAGTACCATCGCCGGCTAAAGTATTAGTTTGAGAGGCGGCTTGTTTAAGTATTTGTGCCGCCACGTTTTCAAATTCATCTTCCAGATGTACAAACGCCGCTACTGTAACGCCATCCTTTGTGATAAACGGATCTTTATTTTTTTCTTGAAGAATCACATTCCTTCCTCGGGGGCCTAAAGTGGTAGCCACGTTATCTGACAACTTGGCCACCCCCTGCAGTAGTTTTTCATTTAAAGATCTGCGGTCTTCGAACTTGCACTTCGGCATTAATCCTCCAATGGTCTACCTATATAATAACATAAAATTTGCTAATGTCAAGATGTTTTTTTCTCTTCTAGGGGTAGGGACAATTGCTCAGTGTCCCCCACGCCGCGGGCAGCTGCCGTTCTTTTTGCAATATCTTGAGCATTTTCAATGGCCAGGAACGCTAGCGGATCATCCTCATCGCTTAGTCCCCCAGCGAAATAGCCATTCAAACTGTCGGACAACGTTTTCAAGGAAGAGAACACTGCAAAGATTTCGTTATCAAGCGCGTCCGTGACGTACCCAAGCATCTCCTCCACGTGGCGACCACCAACCTTAATCCCTCCGAGATCAGAAGTGAAAGTGGGATAATCGGGGTTGGTGGCTTGAGACTCGTTGAGATCCCACTGTCTTTGGTTCTCAGTAATATACCCATAAGTATTTTGCAAAGCTATCTTTTTTGCTTCCGGGCTTTCTAGTCCATCATAATATTCCTTAAGAACTGTGGGATCAAACTCAAACTCAAATGCCCCTAACATCTCTTCGCGGCGCGCTGCAACTTCTGATGCTGCCATAGAATTAACTATACTATTATGAGCCTGCGCGATGACAGCAGAAAGAGGCTTAAGCATATTTAGAATTACCTTCTTCCGCGGGGCGCCGAGGTACCTGGGAAGGGCCTCCGATTTTTCGTACATCTTTACAAACTGTGGATATAGCACCCTAGTGAGGACTAGTCCCGAAAAGCCGCGGCGCATCGGCATTGTCGTAAAGGCTAGCCCTTTCCACGTGTTAAATATGGTTGACTCGGGATCCTCAGCGCGCAGCAATTTCCCGTATCCGATATCTTGTAGTACGCTCCCCAAAAACTTCCAATCAGGAAAATTTGGATCAATTTCCTTAAGCTCTGGGCTCACCGGCATTTGTTTAACTAGCTCTTTGATCCTCTCAATAAAAATAGTCTCCAGCTCTTCGTTTGAAGGTATTTTATCTCGGGCCGGAAGTTGGCCGCTTATGTCTGTTCCCTGCTCGATCAACGGTTTTGGCAGAGCTACAACACCCGGGTGCCTTGATTGAAGCATGATATCAACTATATTGTCCAATGTAATATCAAATTGGTATAAATGTATTTCACCTTCTTGTCGCAGTCGCTCTCCCACATCGCCGGCTTCACTTAGTTTTTTAATCCCGGCCACATACCTCATGGCATTGCCCCCCCATCCTTTGCCTTTCGCAGGATGGCTAAACTTGGGATTTATGATATCTCTTACAAGATCAGCCCAGCTGCCACCAACTATAAGTTTTGTGTAAAGCTTTAAAGAAATGGGTATATCGTCGCCAGTTAGGAAGTCAGCAATTGTTTCATTGCCTGGGGGGATTTGCTTTCCTTTTAGCAATACGGCTAAAAATGCTTCAAAATTAAAACCAGCGGATGATGCATTAAAATTTGTTACAACCTTCGTGAGTGTTTTGTAAAATACCAAATAAGAAATTAGCGCCTGAATCCGTTCGGCGTTGGTCTCGAACTGGGCCATTAACTCTTTTGGTCCGGCGGAACTGTAAAATCTTTGAAGGGCTCTAATCTGTCCGGCGAACGTCCCATCATCAGATTGAATATTCTTCAGATATCTCTCCAAAAGAGCGCGCTGGGGGCCCAAAACTCTAGACCCAGCATCATCAACTGATACATCAGACCACCCAATCTCAGAGATCGGAATATCTGGAATCATGGACCATTCAAAGATTGCTTTGGGAGGAATTACATCCTCCATTAAGATAGCAAGACTCTCCTTAGTCTCAAGTACTTGCTCGATCAGCCTAATAATATTTTCAAAGCCAAGGGTATCTCTCTCCTTTTTAAAGTGGTTCTCCACTATTTTATCAAAGTCAAACGACATGGAATAAGCTCCTGATATAATTAGACGATTATATCAGCAATCCCCATTTCGACTGCCTCTTCGGCTGAAAAGAATGTGTCTATGTTGCCTTTTATAATCTTTTGTATTTTACTTTTAGTGAGGTTCGTTTCCGCAATAAGGGCCGTGAACATTAGATCTTCCATTATCTCCGCTTCTCGACAAGTTTCACGCACATTTACTATACTTCCCTGGTCACTCGTTATAACGTGATGAAGCATTAGCCGACAGTACTTGCCGATTCGTCGTTGTCCTTTTGTGCCCGCTGCCAGAATAAGGACGCCTGCAGACATAACTTTTCCAACCCCCAACGTTGAAATGTCGCATACTTCACGAGTAATTCTCATAATATCATAAACTGCAAACATATCAGCGACATTACCCCCTCCAGTTGACACCACCATCTCAATGGGCTCGGCGCGCCCTTGTGCGTTTCTTCCCTCGTGGAGATAAGTTAAAAGCGCTCCAATGGTCTCTTTACTATTCTCTTCGCTTACATCCCCGTATAGGCCTATTATTCGAAAGTCGGGCTCCTCCGCAATAAAATCAATCTCTTCCTCATTGTCTTCTTCGTTGGACATAGTGTTGTTCTCCGGGTCTTCTAATTCTCATATATTATATCAAATTTGAGTGAATATTTCTAGTTAATATTAATTTTTTTCATGCATATCGTCCAGTTGCCGCATTGCCTCGCGCCAATTACTAAATTTAATAACAAATGAAAAAGCGGGGGGAGCATGTAAAATCATCCTTTGAACCACAGATTCCTTCCAATTTGTTATTGTCTGCCTGTCAACTTCACAAAAATTAGATATTTTATGTGTGTCCATCCCAACGTCCGTCAGGTGCTTGCGTTTAATTTCCATTAAAAATTCTATATCTTCATGAATTTTTGCGCACATTAGAAGACAACGATATATGGTAGAATGTACTATTTTAGCTGCATGTGATATTTCGAATAGTCTGGTTGCAACTCTGCAGGAAATTGCTCCCATAAAAAAACTAGCAAAAATTATTGCGTACAGAAAATTCTCTTGTGTGAGTTCCAAATCGGTCTCCAAAAAATAAAGCCACGGAGGCAACCATGGCTTTATTCTAACAGAAATTGTTTAAAATGTCAACAAATTATTTTTTATTCACCAGACTTTCGCCCACCAGTCTCTGCGCGACGCGCGAAGTGATTCTATCAACGAGAGCAGCAACATCGACCGACTCCATTACGTCTTCATCCTCTTCTTCAAGATCAACGTCTCCCAGTTCTACCTCTTCTTCAGGCAGTTCGGGCGCGACCTCTTCTTCAGGCTCATCTTCCGGCTCTTGAGAGATCTCTACCTCGTCGCCCATAACATCCTCTAAGGCCGTTTCCAGGGCTGAAAGGAAATCATCCACACTAACTGTTTGACCCCCAGCAACGTCTGCCTCGGGCTCGACGTCGAGTGCGGGCTCCAATTCTTCTACTTCTTCCTCGCCAGGAACGGGAAGGTCCAGATCTGCCTCTTCGCCCTCTAGACCCTCTAGGCCTTCGTCTTCGTCATCTCGATACATTGCGGCGCCGCCTAGGCCCGCTTCATCCAGATTGCCGTCTTCGTGCTCACCCTTCCCACGACCGTGAGAGGTATCAGATTTTCCAGAACGCGATCGTCGGCGCTCTTCAATCTCCCCTCCGGAGGGCTTAATGCCGTCGACAAAGCCCGGGGTCAAAGCGCTCAGGTTAGCTAACTTCATAAATTTTGTGATTTGTGCCTCGTTAAGCAGTAATTTCTTCTCATTGGCCATTTTTAAATCTCTCCTGTCTTCAAAGACATCGTTATCTTTAATTAGTAACTCGCCGTGGTAATGACGTTTTTTATTTTGGCCAAAGTAGCGTCTAGTATTTGCTTGGCGCGAACTATACTTATGTGATGTCTCTCGGCTATTTGCTTCAAGGTCATCGGCCCGTGTTTTTTGACAGCGATTAGGGTACAATTTTTATCTTCTTCAAAATCTATCCATATTCTGCATTGTTTTTCTTCACAACAAATTTTTTCTAAATAACATTTTTGTGCGCACTCCCTCATAATTCTGGTATCTCCTCTTCTATTAAGTCAAATATATTTTCTATTTCATCTTCGGATATTCCTAATTTTTTCATTAGATCGGCACCGCTGTTGCGTAATTTAATTGATTTATTAACTTGTGCCTTAGACTGAAGTTTTTCATTAATTTTATAGGCATCAAGAAAATCCATGAATCGATCGTCCTTTTCTAGATATGAAATCACACAGCCCCTAAAGAACTGGCTCAAATTACTAAAGCCATCGTAGTGAATTCTTGTTTTAAGATCCTCATGTAACTTCGGATCCAGAAAGAATGTAACTGTGCTGAGATCTTTCATCGTTTTAATATATGTGTAGAGCTCTCATATTGACCCGCCAGCGTTTGAACCAGGAAGGACGCATTTTCTCGTAATTCCTTGATACTTCGGGCGCCGCTATATGAAAGGCCACTTCGAATTCCTCTTTCCAGCTCGTTTAAGACTTGTGAAACATTTCCTTTATAAGGAACAACTGTCGCAACCCCCTCCAGGGAGGAAGTTCGCCCCCTCCAGTCCATTTGTGCGTCTTTGCTAGCCATTCCTCGATAGCTCTTAAACTTGCCTTTCTTGGTATCTATAATATCGCCTGGAGTCTCGCGAGTTCCGGCTAGCAGAGATCCCACCATTACAAAATCGGCGCCGGCGGCAAAGGCCTTTACCATGTCGCCGCTGCTTCTAATACCGCCGTCCGCAATAATTGTAATATCACAATCCCCCTTCATCAAAGATTCCTTAGCAGCTGCTGCTGCCAGCACAGAACTAAATGTCGGCTTACCGTGACCAGTCTGAATTCTTGTGGAGCATATCGAACCGCCTCCGATGCCGACGCGAACGCTGTTGGCGCCCCATCTTCCTAAATCACTAACCCCTTCAAACGTGGCAACGTTCCCCGCCATTAGATGAAGCTCTTCCCCAAATATCGAACGCAATTCTTTCAGTGCGCCTCTTACGTGAGAATGGTGACCGTGTGCAACGTCTAAGCATAAAAAACTAACTCCAGCATCTGCGAGAGCGCCGGCTCGATTAATATAGTTATCGGTTACTCCTATGGCCGCGCCGGTGCGTTGTCCATGTTTTGTTACTTCTCGTACCATTTTCGCCTGTTTTTCAACAGAGTTATATCTATGAATGATTCCAACCGCACCCATAGCATTCATTTGAAGGGCCATTCTTTCTTCGGTTACGGTATCCATTGGGCTAGATATTATGGGCAATTCAAATTTTAAATTTTCATCTAGAAAAGAATCAATACTTATTTCTACCCGGCTTTCTATGTCTGAATACTTGGGCGACAATAATATATCATCAAAAGATAGACTTTCTTTAGTTCTCATTTTCAACATTCTCCTTTGCAAGTTGTTCTACTTGGCGCCAACAGGAGGGACATGTAAGATAAATTTTTCTTTTACCTTCATAAATTGTCACATTCCAGGTTGTCACCATTTCTCTATTTTTTTTATCAAAAGACGCTTTGCACATCGTGCATTCCTCCGGCAGCCCCAGCATAAAACCGGTGCGCTCAGCAAGCTTTTGCTGTGTTTCTTTACGCGCGTGTTTCCTCTTATTGGTGTTAACTTTTTTAATTTTGGGACGACTCATGCTCTCTCCATTGGATACATATTGGGCGCCAACATGGTGGGACTTTTTAACATGGTGTCTGAATGGAATACCACGACTGCCGAAGGAAAGGGTGCAGCATTATCGGACCCCCCAAATTTTAAGCGGCCGCGGACGAAATGAATTTCTTTAGCTTTCATTATATAATCATGCCACCACTTCGTGTCGGTTCTAGATGGAATAAGCATTACAACAATAGTATTATGCTTTTTAGATTCTTCATACCCCTTTTTAATCCAGGCACCAATTTTACGTCCGTAAGGGGGGTTCACAAAAACACGATGACCTCCCCATTCTTGCACCAACCCATCGTCTTCTTCGGTAAAGTATTTTTTGCATTTAGCACTAGCTTCAGTAGCACAGGGATCTAAAGTAAAATCAAATCCCTTATTTAGTTTATCAAAAAACACTTGTGGCGTGTCCCAATCAGCGCTCTTGGAGCTGAATCCGACGGCTCCCGCAGACTGTTTCCATAACCCCTTTGGTTCAATTTGCATCATTTCTCCGTTGATCCCAGCGCGCCGTCGCCTCGGTTTGAAATCGTAATCGGACTCCAATCATAAATATTGGGGTCTTTTGAGTGAACAAATCGAACTGGCACGACGGGAACGACAACCGCTTGGGCAATTTTATCTCCGTAAACCACTGTTTGATCTTTTTTTCCAACATTATGAAGGTTAACAAACACCTCTCCATCGTAGCCAGAGTCGACGACGCATGCGCCCACTAGCAATGATCGTTTGGCGGCCCAACTAGATCGACTTTTTATTTCTAACATATATCCATGTGGAATGGCAAATCGATAGCCTGTTTGAAGCAATGCGCTATCGCCAGGTTTGATTGTGGTAACCTTGTTTTCTTCCTTCTCTGGATTATACCTCAGATCTAGCCCAGCATCGCTGGGGTGTGCTCTTTCGGGGGGCACGACGTTTTCCCTCACCATGTGATATTGTAAAATCATTATTTCTCCTATTCAAAATCTATATTAACATTAACCGTAATGTTGAATTTTGGTACGCGAATTTGATTAGCCAAATTGTGCTTTTTTGCTTCAGCCGCGTCCAAAAACCAATCGGCATGACTACGTTCATGAATCAAATCTAGAAAATAATCGTCCTTTTTGCCACAGTTCCTGGCCATCATTTTGTAAACAACTTGATTTAGGCGCTCGGCTTCGGCGGCATCGGCTTTTATTTCCTCAACTTTCCCCCACACAGATGTGGAAACATCATGTATCATGAGAGTTGCATCTGGGTCCATAAATCTTAATCCTTCGTCGCCGAAGGAAAATAAAATTGCACCACAGGACATCGCCTTGCCCTCAATAATTGTGGCCACGGGAAGTTCGGCATGCCTAATGGAAGATATCATCGCCATTAAGCTGTATACCTGCCCCCCATATGAATCGACGATAACTGGAATAATCGATTGCCCCGTGTTGTGGGCGGCCGATATCTGATCTGCAAAATCTTTTGCGGCTTTATTAGTAAATTCATTTACTCTCACAATTACGGGAGCTTTTCGAAGTTCCGGTTCTTTGAGAAGAGGGCTGCAGGTTATTGTTGTTTTCATTTACCTTGCCCCCTGTACCGCTTCCGATATCGTTTATTTCCCCCACAAGGCCCAGGCGTTCCTCGTTTGGTAAACTTACTGTTTCCGATTGAAGTTTTCTTTTTCTGTGTTCTTTCTTTTTCGCTGTCTTTTTTTGCCATTTAATACTCCTATCCTAATAGCTTCATTGTTTTACGGATGGACCTTGTTGAAAAGCCCCACTGATCATCGTAATCGAGGCGCGCCATATACGGTCTATTGATATGAATTCTGTCCTTTTCTGGGCGCACTCCCCAACATTTGAATTTTGTGATATTGGAATTGCCATCTATCACAGAAACAATCCAATACGTCTTTCCGTTTTTAGTTTTCTTAGTAATCACTTCACGTGGGATAAACCACACTAGCCCAAGATCGCGGTCGTACTCAGAAATCGGAGGGATGTATAATTCTTCTAACCGCGCACGAATTGTCTTATCCAGCACCAAGTGTAATGGAAATACGCCCGTTAGCGATACAATATTTTCTATCTCCTCTTCCTCGGTAAAATCCCCCTCGTCTTGATACAGTTCTATCTGTTCCTTTAACTTCTTTTTGCTCATTGGTCGATTGACTGCGACGGCCGACCAAAAATGTCGGCGTCCTGTAAACCTCTCGTCCATTAGGCTGTCCATTGCTCCAGAACGAATCAAAACATCCAAAGCTTTTTTGTTTAATTTTGAATATACTATTTCATCATTGAAGATTAACTCTTCAACCGTGGCAAAGGGGCGATGCAGTAGAATCTGTTCAATGGCCTTATCGCCCAGCCCCTTAATTGAACTCAAAGGCTGAACCAGGGTCATATTGTCGCCGGGACTAATTTCCCACACAACGCCTGAGTTGTTCAGATCTGCTTTCTGAATTTTAAATCCGTAGCTCTTGGCAATATTAATCGCCTTCTCTTTACGAGACTCGGGCTCCTTATCAAGAAACGCGGCCATCCATTCAGAGGAATAATAATTAAGAAGCCATGCACATTGAAACGAGATAGTAGAATAAGAAACGGCGTGTGATTTATTAAAACCATATCCCGAAAAATATTCAAACGTATCCCACAGGTCCTCGGCTTTAAATTTATTTACTCCCTTATCTACACACCCATCAATAAACTTCTTGTGCAGTTTTTCTTTTGTCTTCGCGCCTTTGCCGGTGCCCTTTTTTGTAAGCACCTTGCGCAAAAGATTTCCTTCATCAAGAGATAAATTTTTCCCAAGTCGATGAGCTAGAAGGGCTATTTGTTCTTGAAAAATCAAAAAACCATAACTCTCCTCGGTAACATCTTTCACCACATCGTTGAGATAATAAACATCCTCGGGATTACTTTTAGCGGCCACATACTGTTCATGCACATTAGCCGCAAGCGGCCCGGGCCTAAAAATAGAAGTAATGGCAGATATATCAATTAAACTTTCTGGTTGGGCGCGCTTACAAAACTGTTGCGCAGACTCCTCGGTAAATTGAAAGATCCCAGCCCAGCTGCCCTTATGAAAAATATTTTGATAAACTTCCTGATTATCAAAATCTATTACATCTGGATGCAGATTGTCATTATAAAAATCTTTCACCTGTTGAAAAGTTGGCTTCTCTATTTCTTTATGTCTCCGAAGAATATGGCGAATGGCGCCATCAATCATACGCAAAGTTGAAAGCCCCAACAAATCAAATTTAATGAACCCAAGTGGTTCCAGGTGGCGTACATTCTGCCCCTCGGCCCATGGCGCCTGTCGAACGCCACCTGAATTGATCAAGGGCATGTGCTTATCTAGTTCGTCTGCAATGAGAACTCCGCCCGCATGGCGCGAGCAAGACCTTACCTGCCCAACCAAAGCCTCGGCATGCGTTTTAATATCTGGATATTTTATCAAAAATCCGCGCAGCGATGGACTTAATTCCATAACTTCTTCCCATGTTGGAGAATAAACACCAGCTTTGATACCATGCCGACGCTTCGCTTCGGGCGTGGCCTCTTTAATCATCACACTAGTAACTTTATTGACCTCTGGAAATGGAATTCCATAAAACTTTGAAATATCTTTAATCAAAGAGCGCAGTTGCAGAGTGTTCCAATTAGATATTGGAACAACTGTGTTTTTCCCCCACTCTTTGGCGAGCATTTCTTTTAATTCCATTGGCTCCGCGACATCATAATCAATGTCTGGATAGTCAGTGGCGTCCCTGCGAAGAAATCTCTCAAAAAGAAGGCCATGCTTTATAGGGTCAATTTGAGTTATTCCTAGAACGTAGGCCGCCAAGGACCCGGCCGCAGAGCCGCGGCCCGGGCCAGTCAACTGTACTGCATTTGCCTTATCAACGATAGCCTTCATAGTTAGAAAGTATTTACTAAAGCCGCGATCGTCGATAACCTTAATCTCTAACTTTAAACGATCAGTATATTCTTGATTGATGTGTAAATTGCGTGAACGTAGCCCATCGATTGCCAGCTGTGTGAGAACGCCAGTGGCTGTTGCTCCTTCGGGTACCACAAAATCTGGAAGCTTCACTGTGACGTTTGGTTCAAAGTCCTCAATCAATTCATGCGCAATATAATGAGTCTTTACAATGGTGTCAAAAATAAGATCGTCATCATAAGAATTGCCGGTTTCCTCTGAATATTTCTTATAGCTCTCCCACATTTGATCGCCATTTTTGGGATAGATTTCGTATCCTATGTCTTCTACATCAATGGGCAGCTCAGCGTCCATGTATTCGGGGAGGCCGCCTTTTCCAAGCCAGCCCAGTCGAGTATATAGTTCGCGATCTTTCCACGCATCGGGATTGGGGTAGTGGCTATCTGCTGTGGATATAAGAGGAATCCCAAATTCCTCGTGCATTTGAACAATGTATTGATTTAGCTCGTGTTGTTCCGGAATCTTATTCCACTGCAATTCGCCATGCCAGCGGTCGCCAAAGATTTCAACCATCCGGCGTGTAGTGTCTCTCATCGCTTCAAGCACGGCTGCCGGGCCGCTGTCTCGATTCTCCCAATAGTTTCCAGCGTATACGCCGCCGAGGCATGCCGATGCGGCAATCACCCCTTCGCCATACTTTTTGAGCATAGCAAAATCAACGCGAGGATAACGATAAAAATTTTCTTCTCGGTAGCTCTCCGAGATCAGTTTAAAAATATTATTTAAGCCGGCCTGGTTTTGTGCCAACAAAATAATATGGCGGCGCCTCTTGAGGACGTCCTGTGCCTTTTTACTTTCGCCTTCATCTTCCACCGGCGCGCCTGAAGTTTCCTCTTTCGCGAGCTTCTTGGCGAGCTTTGCGTCTTCTTTTGCTTTTGCATATTCCTCTCTCCACTCTTCCAAGCTTGGCAAGAAGTAAGCTTCTACTCCAAAAATAGCTTTAAAATCTTTTCCATCAGCTTGCATCTTTTTCCAGTGAAGAAGCTGGTAGCCAAATCCATTCATGTTTCCATGGTCCGTGAGCGCTAACGCACTGCTACCATTCTGATATGCAAAATTCATATGTTCCGGCGGATATCCAATTGCATCAAAAATCGATCCAGCTACGCTGTGTGCATGCAGGCCAACGAACGGAATTTCCGAAGTGCGCCTTTTATCTCTCACGTCTGTCATTCTTTTTCCCCTAATTTGTTTAAACTGCCACCGGAGAAGACTAACTTTGAAGGTCGTTCTATCTGTCTACGATGATCAGATGTTAATAGTTTACAATATCCATCCCAAGTTGTCAAGTCATAAAACCATTCTAATTCTTCTAAAGTTGCATTTTCTGTAGAAGCCCCACCGAAAACATTTTTCAATTTATAATTTCGAGACACGTTTCTTTCTTCTTTTGGCAGCAGTCGGGAAGGCATCTTTTCTCCTGCCTGTGGGGGATAATAAGTTTTAGAATTTGACTTTATAATATTGCGCGCGCGTCGCCATTCAGAAGCATCAAAAGTAAATCCGAGAGGCAAACCGTCGCGAACGGTATCTCCATTAAACGAAAAATAAAATGCTTTTTCTTTTCTTATTCGCGATCGCGACATCTGAACGCGGTGAGGATCATAAATACCAAAAGGGAAGCTTACGTAATAACGATCTGGAATCATCCAGCGCGACAACCTCCGGCATAGCCAATATGCTACGTTCGCTCCGTGCAGTATGGACCACGCGTAACAATCAATTTTATCCCGGTGTTTGGGATGGATTGGCACATAATAAATTGGAATGCTTAAATATTTTTCCGATGAAAATCTAATAAAACTTCCGCGCTGCAGACTGTTTATATCATGAACGTGATCGCCAAGTCGGTATTTAATAAGGGGAGAAACGTCGTCGTTGCAAACAATCCATATGGTTTCACACCCAAGATGAGCGCACTCCAAAACGGCTGCTTCAACTGCGTTAAAATTAGGAGCAACGGGTATAAAGCAGTCAGGCCACTCAAAACCAAACTCTGCTTCTGATCCCGCTACCGGGACAATCCCAGCTAAGTGATAAGAATTAGAATTTTGTTGAACTTCTTGCATCATTATACATGGACATTACAACAATAAACATGTTCTGGTATATCTTCACTTAGAATATATTTCTTTTTGTGTTTGTAAATGTCTCGATCGGCGTGTTGAAGCACAACATTTAAATAACGTACTTTTTCATTAATGCTCCGCGGAGGGCCTTTAAGCCCATTTTTTTTAATCATAGAGAGGGCCCCCAGGCGCGCCGCCGTCTGAGAATTTTCAAACAAGTTTATTTTGGCGGCCAGAATGTATGATTTTGTGTAGCAATCTTTAATATCACCAGAATTACCGTCCCGGCGGGAGGAAGGATAAAAAACCAATTCGTTAATAAACTTTTGAGGACTTAAAATTTTGCAAGATGCTTGTTTGGCCCCTCGTTTAATATCAAACCAGTCATAGACTAAATATTCGGTTACCTCTTCGCGGAGCGGTAGCCCACTTACGCATTCTAAATCAAATATATATAATTCGTTAAACGAAATTTGAATCTTCTTATAGAATTCTGTAAATACACTGGCTATCTTCTCTTCTATTTTAATAGTTTCTATCTTTGAAGGGATTGGTGTAAGACACGCAAATCCCAATTCAAACGATAGCGCGTTCCAACTACGCAAGTCCTCCATTCTATCGAGCGCATGGGGCTTCAATGTCCCGTTGACCAGGAGCATCGCATTATTTATTTTGGCATATTGAAGGGCCGAAAGGCTATAGCCAATTACAAGCTTATCTGTTTTAAGGATTGGTGTTTGAAACATTTTTGTCGAGGCTCTCATCAAAATACCCAATAACATGATTTTCTGAAATTATGTAATAGGTTTCTTCTGCATGATCAAATATACGTATCATGTGGGCCTCTACAACTATATGATATCCCTCTTCCCACTCTTTTTCACACTTATTTCCACACCAGCCGGACGCGACGCGAACAATCTCATAAGGTTGTTCGGCGGGTCGATAATCAGAAGGTAATAATATTGTATCTTGGTCTTTTTCGTCTTCTAAAAACTCTATTACTATATTTCTTCCAAGCGGTTTAAAAATCATTTTTCCTCCAAATCTTTAATTGCTACTTTTATTGCTTCTTCTGCCAACACCGAACAATGGATTTTAACGGGTGGCAACGAAAGCTCTTCTACGATATCGGTATTTTTTATTTTCATGGCCGCGTCAAGGGTCTTCCCCCTCAACCACCCAGTGGCCAGTGATGCCGCGGCAATTGCCGAGCCACACCCAAAGGCTTTAAATTTTGCATCTGCAATACATCCGCTGCTGTCAACTTGAATTTGCAATTTCATCACATCTCCACATTCTGGTGCGCCCACTATGCCCGTCCCAACGCGCGGATCTTTCTTGTCCATAGAACCCATATTGCGCGGGTTTTCAAAATGATCTAAAACTTTTTTTGAATATGCCATAAATTTTATCCTTCTCGTATATAATTATCCACACTTTGCAAAACCGCAATTCTTGCAAGTCACACAGCCCTCAATATAAACCAAGCCCTCGGTCATGCACTGTTCACATGTCCTCTCGGTTGCTTTCTGTCCATCGGGAATATAACCCTTCAAGACTCTCGCGACACATTTAGCAAAACTGAACATGTCGCTGTCCCGGTCCTTTTGAAGTTGCTCCACAACGTACTGAATGTTTGCCCCATGCCGTAGCCCAAGCGAAATCATCCTCGTGAAGGCGCTATGGTTTGGATTGTCAAAAACTCTTACCAAGTCCTTTACTGTTACCAAATCGCCATTTGTTCCGATTTGCAAATCGTAAACTGAATTCATCGTCTTCCGCGGATGTTTGATCAGGACCCCTTGCGGTTTGCTTCTTGGAATTTCAATAAGGTTAGAAAGGCCACCCATAACCTCATAGGGTTTACCTTCTAATAGTCCAACCATGATAACCCATTTTTCACCCTGGATGGTGGCATGGTGGATATTACATTCTAGTTTGAGAGGACGTTTAGGCGCCTTGTGGTGAAGGAATTTGCCCTTTTTCTTGCCCACCAGCACGCCAGAGCGTGAGCCATCGACATAAACCGTTATCCCCTTAAGACCCAGCTTCCAGCCCATCATATATATTTCCCCCACCACACTCGGGTCGGTACCCTTGGGGAGATTAATCGTAGAACTAATAGAATGATCAATGTTGTGTTGTATTGCTGCTTGAACCTTAACACGTTTAGTCCAGTCAATATCGCCTGATTCTACAAAGAAATCGGGGGGGGTGTCAATATTAAACATTTCTAAACACTCACGAACATTGTGATGAAATACTTTATATTCCAGCCACCCGTCTCCCAAATCATCAACGAGATCCGGTTCTATGTTTTTCTCGTTGTGCGATAGTTTGCGACGTCGCACATAACTATTTCTGTATACCGGTTCAAGGCCGGAAGAGGTCTGGGACATAATAGAAACAGACCCAGTCGGAGCATTAGTAAGAATAGAAATATTACGACGTCCAAAAGTCTCAATTTTTTCAGACAGAATTTTTGGGAGCCTTTTTATATATGAATTATTTTTCTCTTTTTGCCAGTCAAATACTGGGAATGCGCCGCGCTCTTGAGCCAGATAGACGCTCTCTAGATAGGCGGTATCTCGAATCGTTTCATAAATCTTTTCAATGATTTCAATGGCCTCGTCGGAATCATACGCCAGACCCAAGCGCGCAACAGAGTCAGCAAGACCATGCGTGCCTAGGCCAGTACGTCGACCATTCACACACACCTCGTACAGTTTGCTCCAGAGTTCTCGCTCGCTTTCTGTATCGCATGCCTCTTTAATGCGTTCTAATTTTTCTAGTTCTAATTCCACAAGGTCGTCAGACAGTCGCATTCCAACAGAGGCTATTTCTTTAAGTTTATTAAAATCAAACACAGCCTTCTCGCTGAACGGATTGCGCACCAAGTGTTTAAGATTCAGCGAGATAAGCCTACAACTATCATAAGCCGACAATGGTATCTCGCCACAGGGATTTGTTGTAAGTGTCTGAAATCCCTCATCTTTATAGCATTCTGCCGGAAGATTGTTAATGATATTGTCCCACATCAGAAGACCGGGCTCGGCTGTTGCTGTTGCTGATTCAACTATTTTATCCCACAGTTTTTTTGCATTGATTCTCTTGCTGATGGTGGGTGTTTCGCTATCGACTGGAAATTGTAAAGTAAAGGTTTCTTTATTTTCGACAGCCTTCATGAAAGAATCGTTTATTTTTACTGAAACGTTTGCACCGGTGACCTTTGATAGATCCTGCTTCATTGTAATAAACTTTTCGATATCGGGGTGCCGGATATCCATGGAAATCATCAATGCGCCGCGGCGGCCGTTCTGTCCTATCATCCTACAAATATAAGAATAGAAATCAGCGAAGGACCATGCCCCAGTGGTGGTACGTGCAGAGTTATTTACTAACGCGTCTTCGGGTCGGAGTTTTGATATGTCCAGACCGACACCACACCGGCGCTTAAATAGATTAGCGAGGTCTTTGCCGGCATCCACAATAGACGAAATACAATCTTGAGGATTATCAATAACAACACAATTGGATAAAGATACATTAACATAGTTATTTCCAATCCCCATCATAGGCGAGCCTTGTGGGACAATATATTTAAAATTTTTAAAGTATGAATGTATCTCATCTTCCGAAAGCGCATTCACCTCAAATTTTTCTTCAATACGTACAAATTCTTTTGCAAGCCTTCGATGCATATCATCTGGAGTTTTTTCTATAAAGTTTCCTTCTTTGTCTCGTAGGCAATACTTGGTCATGAAAACATTCATGGCCAGCTCATCACCATTAAAATATTCTAGCGTTGCCTCTTTTACCTCTTCAGTATTATACATCCCTCTGTTCCTTCGTGTTTATTAAAGTTAGGGGCGGCCTATTTTTTTTGAATTTTTGATACTTCTCCGCTAATTTTTGTTGTTGTGTCTTTGTGGTTAGTGCGGGTGCCTCGTCGCCGTGCGTCGGCTCTAAAACCTTGATGCACACATTTGAAGTGTCCATAAATAGTGGATACACTATTCCATCAGGCCCATTTCTATTTTTTGCTATGAATATCCTTCCCGTATTCCCCAATTTATCTTCAGGGGTGCGAGAAATAGAAAAAATAAAATCTGCCACGAAGCATTTATTAAAGGCCTCCGATATGGACTCCATGGTGACCACCTCCGCATTCAAACCTGAACGATTTGTCTGAGAGGCTGTCCATATGGGACATTTATGTTCCTGCGCGAGGCCTCGTAACTCCTCATAAATTGACTCCAACTCGTTTCTCTTTTCTCGTTGTATGGTCACTGGTTTTAAAAGGTCAGCATAATCAACAATAATCATGTCAACACGAATATCTTTCATTTTAAGCTTTTCCAGATGATTTTTTAAGGTCTGAGTTGAAGCAGATTTTGTTGGATATTCTTTAATAATTAAACCCCCTCCGATGTCCTGGATGTCTTCATAAATTTTTTCTTTAAACGAAGAAAGATTTGCCAATGGAATTTTTGTAATGCAGCTGTCATAGCGAGAGCCTATTACGGTGTCCTGTAGCTCTAACGTATAGTGAACAACATTTTTGCCCTCTTTCAACGCCTGACTCCCTAGATGTACCAGGGCCATCGACTTCCCAACTCCGGTTGGCGCCAACACAACACCTAATTCTTTCTGTCCCAGGCCTCCCTTAACGATGTCATCAATAATCTGCCAGCCAGTAGATAAGGGATTACGAAACCTGGGTTTAAATCTTTCTTCAAAATCTTTTTTCCAGTCATACCCCTCATTATTATCGGCTCCGAGCTTCAAAGAATCATTTATGACTCTTGCGATTTCATCAAAAGAAGAAGATTGCAATAATCCAATTGATTTAATCATGGCAGATTTGAGATTTTGTTTTCGACAAAAATCCAATGAAGTGTCTTTAATATATTCAGCGTTCTGTGGTTTCTCGCTCATGACACGAGCATAAAATTCTCGGACTTGTTGTTGTGTTAGCTGGTTGGAGTCGTCTATCCCAGAGCGCAAAATGGTTGCCATAATTTGGCGGCTTGGGTGCACCCCATATTTTTTTCTATATCCAAAGATTTGATCAAGAAAGAGGCGCAAATATCTTAATTCTAAAAAACTAATATCCAATACTTCTTCAATTTGATCAGCAAAAGGGCGATCATCTAAAATGACTATGCACAACTGCTCTTGAAAGGCTTTTCCGTATCGGGAAAAGTCAGCATTCTCTTTGATAAAATCCATTCTCACCTCTTCTATACTTTACTTGTTATGGAACGGTTTGTCAATCGAAATACGATTCATGATCGCATAAAGATCTGTCCAATTAAAAACACCAAACCCATCCTCATTCATCATTTTAATAAAAGTGGTCCGATTGTAGTCGTAAGCAAAATTCTGAAATCCATAATTAATCTTTTTCTGTACTTGAAGAGAAATGGTGGGATCGTATAATTGCATAAGCCGGTAGTTCAATCTAATTATCTCCTCGTTTGCTGTTATTACCTCGTAAAATTTCGGCCTTCTTTTGTCATCGGACCTAAACTCTCGACAATACTCAACAATCTCTTTTAAAGAAAAATTTTTATTTTCTACGAGAAAAGGAAGACGCTTTTTAATGGTTGGTAAACCCGCGCCGCCGACCCCCTTCAGGTTGTCAGATTTGTCACCAGCTATTGCGCGCGCTGCCGCGAAATTCTTAGGGTGAATGCCATATTCTTCCACCACGTTGTTGCGGTTGTGAACTTTCTTTTGGATAGGTCGGAAAAGAACTGTTTCTTCATCACAGAGTTGTAAAAAGTCTTTGTCACTAGAGACGATAATTTTCTGCCATCCAGAAAACTGTTCAGA